TTGGGGCTACTGGAAAATTTGCAGCAAGCCAAGTCAAAGTTGCATCAAGCACTATGGCATTTACAAGTGCCTTAGAAAAAAATAAATTTTCCCTTCGTGAATACTACAGATATAGTATGGCTGCTGCTACGGCCAACACAAGGGTTTTAAGCAGGGCATTTGCACAAGAGCGAGAAATTATTAATCGTGCTCGTAGAGATAGAGTAAAGGCACTACAGGCACAATATATTCAAATGGCTAAATCCCAAGGTGGATTTGTTGAAGCATTAAGAATAATGCCGAAGACCTTAATGATGGCCAATGGTAGATTTACTGAATTGGGAACCAGAATACAATATGCAGCACAAAGACAACAATTTTTAAATCAATTACTCAGGCAGGGATCTACACAACTATTAAACTTTGGTAAGAATACTCAGTGGGCTGGTCGTCAGTTGATGGTAGGTTTAACTATGCCTTTGGCACTACTTGGAGGATATGCTGCTAAGGCTTTTAGAGATCTTGAAAAAGCAACAGTTAAATTTAGACGTGTTTATGGAGATGCCTTTACAAATGATGCAGAAGTCGAACAAGCATTATCTAACATTAGGATGCTTGCGGAAGAGTTTACTCGATATGGTGTTGCAGTTAAAGATACTGTTGAAATGGCTGCGACTGCAGCAGCAGCAGGCTTTTCAGGAAAAGCATTAGAAGAACAGGTTAAAACTGCAACAAAACTTGCTGTGCTTGGACAGGTAGAACAACAACAGGCTCTTGAAACTACAATTTCTTTACAAAACGCATTTGGTCTTTCTACAGAACAACTAGCAAGTAAGATTAACTTTTTAAACGCAGTAGAAAACCAGACAGTTCTTTCTATTGAAGATTTAACTATAGCAATTCCAAAGGCTGCTCCAGTTGTAAAACAATTAGGTGGTACTGTAGAAGATCTTGCATTCTTCCTAACTGCTATGAAAGAAGGCGGTATTAATGCATCACAAGGCGCTAACGCACTTAAGTCTGGTCTTGCTTCTTTAATTAACCCAACAGAGAAAGCAAGCAAAATGCTTGGCGAAATGGGAGTTAATATAAATGGTATTGTTGAGGCCAACCAAGGAGACATAAAGGGAACTGTTGTTGGCTTTGCCAGAGCATTGGATACGTTAGATCCGCTTAATCGTGCTCGTGCTATTGAGCAATTATTTGGTAAGTTCCAGTTTGCCCGTCTATCAACACTATTTCAGAACGTATCTAAAGATGGAACTCAGGCAGCCAGAGCCTTAGACCTTGCTGGATCGTCTGTAGAAGAGTTAGCAGTTCTATCTGAGAGAGAAATGAAGAAGGTAGAAGATGCGGTAGGAACAAAATTTCAAGCAGCAGTCGAACAGTTTAAGCAAGATATTATGCCATTGGGTAAGGCATTTCTTGAGGCAATAACTCCAATAGTTAAGTTTTTTGGAAAATTATTTGAAAAATTTAATGGATTATCAGATCAAACTAAAAAAGTTATAGCAATTATTGTAGGCGTGGTTGCTGGTTTAGGTCCAATAGTATTGATGACATTTGGTTTGTTGGCCAATGGTTTGGCTAACCTGATTAAGTTATTTGCAACAATAAGGGGTGGAATTGCTAGACTAAATGGACAAACAAATGTTTTAGGGGCTGGGTTTAACTATGTTACTCAAGAGCAGTTGGAACAGCAAGCAGCAGGTCAAGCACTTCACAATACTCACACAAGATTAACGCAAGTATTTAATGTTGAAAAAACAGCAGCAATGCAACTGGCTGCAGCATATGGTGCAATGTCTACTCAAATGAGAGCAATGGCAGCACAAAATCCAGCACTATTTGCTGGAGGTGCCCGTGGCGCAGCAGCAGCAGTATCTAAGTTGCCAAAAGGTCCAACAGGTTTTGAAGATGGTGTAGTAAGTGTTCCAGGTCCAAAAGGTGCAGGAGATGTTGTACCAGCATTGGTTTCTCCTGGTGAAGCAATTATTCCTGCTAAAACTGCTGAGAAGCATCGTGGATTAATTACTGCAATGTTTCAGGATAAAGTTCCTGGATTTAGGGTAGGACTAAATCCATTTAAGGGCTCCCACTCTACTAAACAATCTGGTGCAGTGGATATTGGTATGCCAAAAAGATTTGCAGATGTTACTCAATCAAGAATGATTGCAGAAAAAATTTCTCAAGAAGCAAATTCTGGAAAATGGTCAAAAGTAAAAGCAAAAGATTTTGGACAAATAATGGAACGTTTTGATGGAAGAAGTTTTCCAGTAAGAGGAGTTGGCGGAGTATATAAACAACCAAACGGGCAGTTAGTTGTAGTTAAACCAACAATGAATGAGTCTACTGCAAAAGCAGATATTAGAGCAAATGAACTTACAAGACTTCACAATGCCAATGCTCCAAAATCAAGAATTGAAAAAATAATAGATCCTACAGATCCAGAAAGAAAAAGATCTTATTTGGCTCTTGTTTCAAAATATGATCCAAGATTTTCTCCGCAACAGATGACGGGTAAATTTAGTCAGTCTGACATGGTAAAACAATTAGTTGCATCAACTATTAGAGTTGATAGAGATTTATCAAGAAGCAATGTATCTGGAAGAAATATACCAGATGCAGGAAATGCCTATATTTATGATAGAGCGTCTGGCCTTAGAGTTCCGAATTTAAATCTACCCTCGATGCAAGAAATGGCAATGATTAATACCCTTGGAGTTAAGGGCGGGGCTAAAAAGTTCTTTGCTCAAGAAACATCTGCTTTAGCAGCAAAGATGACACCAACACAATATGAAAATGCCATGAAAAAAGAAATTGCTAGAGTGCTGCCACTTTATAAAAAAACAATATCAGAGAGCAAAAATTTCCAAGGACTAGATCCTATAGAAAAACAAGCATATGCAAATGTAATAAAAAGATTAGAAGGTGGATTAAAAGCAGACTGGAAGGCTGTTCATGCAGCACACGTAAGAGCAGGAGGAAATATTCCTAAGTATTCAACTGGACTGGGTGGAGATGCGAAACAATCTGCAGTTGAGAAACATCTTGGTAAATTTGTAATCGGAGATCAAACACAAAGAGATAAACTTGTAAGAAAATTAAGAAGAGACGCAAATATTGCATTTGCTAAAGAACTAAACAAACTAGATCCAGAAAGAAGAAGGGTTGTAGAAAAAGCATGGTTTGGCGGTTCTGCAAAAATGCCAGATGGAACTGAAAAAACATTTAACAAACCGAGACAAAGTTCTTTCTTAAGAGAAACTCAAAAGATGATTCCAGTTAAGGTCGGAGATGAAATTAGATATGTTCATCCAAAGGACTTTGATAAATTTAAAGCAGACCCAGAAGGAAGATCTCAATATGCAAGAACAAAAGAACAAATAATTAAGAATTTATTATATAGAATGGGCGCCACAGAAAGAAATGGTTCTTTTGTTGCTGGAGGCAAGTTTAGTGGAAGGTTTGCTGCTTTAGACCATTTTGTAACAGATTTAAGATCTACTGGCAAAGGTGCTGGTGGAGGAAAGTCAATTCTTTCTGGTATAGTTAGGCCAGAAGCAGCCAAACAAGAAGCAAGGTATTTAGCACGACTCGGAGACCCCTTAAAAACTCGTACTGGCAAGACAATGCTTTCTTTGGGATATAGTGCTGCAGAAATAAAGAAAAAACTAAAGCCAGAATTGTCTCATCTAGATGCAACATCTAAATTAGGAATAGGTGGAAGAGATGCCATAAAGTTTGCTACAGGATATGCTCAATATGATTCCCATCTCTTAAATAGATTTATGACTGCAACAACAAGACATTCTAATATTTTAGATTGGGAAGAAAAAAATAAGTCTATTGGATTGAGTGCTAAAGAAATCAAAGATTACAGAAGAGCAGCAGAGTTTATGTCTAAAAATGTGCATCCAGCCACCAAAGCAGAAAGACTATTGGTTGCAAAAGCAGCAGAGTTAGATCAAAGAGTTATTGCACATAAAAATAAGGGTAATTCTGTACCAGCAAAACTTTTGCCAGCAGACCTAAAAATGCCTAGAGCAGTCTCTGCAGTTCTTAAAGACACAGGCATTAAGCCAAGCGCTGTTATGAATTTGGCTGCCACCAATTCAGGAGCAGTTCTTGCAAAAGCAGGAGAGTATTTAGTAGACAGAGCAAAAGGAACAGCAAAGAAACTTAATGTTGCTAATACCGAATCAAGACCCATGGGTGCAGTTCCATCAACAGGAAAAGTCGGGGATAATTTAAAGGTTACAGAAACTCCAACAAAGAGAGTAATGACTAGAACTCAGGTTGGTCGTTTGGCGTATTCTCTGCCTGGAAGAGATGCGGGAGACGGTACAAGAATTACATCTCCAGATCAATTAAGTAAAACAGCACAAAGGAGGATTAATGCAGGACTTCTTGCAAAAGAAAGGTTATTGAGAAAAGAAAATAAATTAACTGAAACTCAAATTCAAAGGGCAATTCAAAAAATAAGAACTCAAAGAACTGAAGCAGAAATGGCAAAGGCAAATCTTCGCCTACAGGCTCAGGCTCTTAAGCAGGCCCCCCAAACAGCAAAAGAAAAGGCAAGACTAGAAAAGCAAGAAAGAAGACAACTAAGACAAGAGAAGGTATCACGATTCTCTGGCGGTGCATCAATGGCTTTAGGAACTGCTGGTATGGGTATGATGATGTCTGGAAACATGGGTGCTGGTATGGGGCTTATGGGAGCATCAGCAATTGCTGGTATGGCTCCTATGTTTGCTGGTATGGGTCCTGTTGGATGGATAACTACTGCTACCATTGCAATTGGCGGAAGTTTGTTTGCATTAAATAAGCACTTTGAAAATGCTGCAAAAAAACAGGCTGTATTTGTTGATTCAATTTCTGCCACAACCTCAAAGATGGATAAGATTGGTCAAATAACTGATAAGGTTGGCGCTTCACGTGCTATGGAAGAAGTTCGCTCTAAAGGATCTTTTAATGACTACAATGATGTAAATCGTGCAGGACAACTATTTGGCGATACATTCTTAGAGTCTGAAGTTGGTAAAGCGATGGCTAAAGGCTTTGTTGACAATATGGCTTTATTTGGGTCAAAGCAAGCAGCACAAGATTTTGGACTACAACTAGCAACATATGTTTCAGACGGAGTTTTAACATCTGAACAAGCATCAAGTATTGCAGAACAGATAGGTATTCAATTAGGAAGCAGAACTTATACTACAAATATTCAAGCAGAACTTCGTGGTTTAATAGGTCCAAATGGACAAGATATATTAAATCAACCACTTAAAACCAGAATGAATATTGTTGCTCAAACTGAAAAACGATCTAATATTTTAACCAACAAGTTAAAGGTTGCACAGGGACAAGGACTTTCAGGAAGAACAGAATCTGCACAATTAGCAGCAGTAAGTATTAATAATTTACAAATAGCACAAGCACAAGCAGATGCCACAGAATGGCAATACAAAAAACAAATTCAGATATTACAAAAACAATTAGCACAAACAACTGTTTTAGAAAAACAATTAGAAATTAAAGATAAAATTGCTCAATTAGAAAAAGATATGATTATTGATATAGAAAAAATGAATCGCCTAGTAGGCAATCAATACAAAAAAGAATTAAGCAATTTTGAAAAAAATGTTCAGGCTGGCGCTTGGTCACTTGGTGAGCCAAGAGAAGATGCATACTTTGATTCAATGAAATCAATGGTTAAAGATAGATTTAAGGGCACAGAGTTTGAAACAATGGCAACCGATGCATTGAGCCGAAATGCAAAAATTAGTGATAAGAGACAATATGCTAAGCAAGGATTTAAAAATCAGGATCAGGCTCAAAAGTTAGAAGTACAACTAGGATTCATGATGGCAAATGGAATATTGAATCCTCAACAAAATAATGCTTTGCTTGAGTTGTTTGCTGGAAATTTAGATGACTTATCTTCAAGTCTAACACTTGGCGTTGAAAGACATGGTGCACAGAAAACTGTAGAAATGATGGACTTCTTTACTGGTTTTGAAAATAAAGAAATGGCATCAACTATGGTAACAAATATCGTAAATAAGGATCCAAAGCAATTTGATAAAATTGGAAAAACCTTAGCACAACTATCTGTTCTTGATGGACATGAAGTTAACATGGAAGCATTTTTAAGTATGAAAGATGCAAATGGCAAGCCAATAGGAATGGAATTGTTAGAAAAATTATCTAATGACTTAGCAAAAATAGAGGCTATGCCAGATGTAACAACTAAAGAAGCAATCTTTAAATATTTTGAAGAAGGTGCTGGTAAAGGAATGTCTGGTATGTCAAAGTCTGGAATAGAAACTCTTATGTCGCAATGGAAAAATTGGGACAAACTTCCAGATGTAGCGAAGAAAGAAGCAATTTCAAAATATAAAACAATATATCAAACTGTATTTGCTGATGAACAGGCACGTATAGATTATGCACAAAGAATAGCAAGAGAAAAGGCTAATGCTGGTTCCGACGGTGGAAGACAAACATATCTTTATGAATATATTTATAAAAATACATACGAAACATTAATGAAAGGAGATGCATCACAGCAGGCCTCAAATATTGCAGCAGCAGGATCATTTACATATGTTGGTGAAAAGGGAGAATTGCTTGTTAAAGATCCAACAGGGGATCCACTTGGCAACGACACAGGTAAGAAGAAAGACCCATATGAAGAAATACTTAAGAGACTAAAGGCTGTAAGAAATGCGGCAATTAATGCTGCTGGAGGAATTAAGGAATTAAATAGAGCACTAGCAGATTCTGGTTCTAAGTCAGTTAAAAATAGATTTATTGGTATAGAGCAACAACTTGGGGCTAAGGGTTATAGTAGACAATTCTCAGACTGGATAATGAGTATGGACGCTAAAGAGCAGGCTAACTGGATGAGAACTGCATCAAAGAAAGTCACTAAAGGGAAAAATAAAGGAAGAGTTATAAATCCGTTTACTGGAAAGTTAATGGGCAAAAATGCAAAAATTGGTGATGTAGTTCTTTCTCAAGGCGAAAAAACAGGTAATAAAAAGTTTGACGCAGTGGCAATGGCAAAAGCATTTGACGCTGCAATTGTAGGAGAGTTTAATTCTGCTGCAGGTAAATCATTAACAATATTAAATGAACAGGAAGAAGTAAGAAGAAAATTATCTGCGTTAGGTTATGATGCTACCTCAATTGAAAGAATTCTTCAAGACGAATATACAACATCGGCAATTGCTAATGGAAAAATTACACAAAAAGAACTTGAAACTAACGCTGCTTTAAATAATCAAGTTATTCTTAGAGAAAGAATTAATGGTCTTATTGCTAAGGGTCTTCAGGCTCAAGAGCAGGCAGCAAATGTTAAACAGATTCCACAGGTTTTAGAATTCTTTAGAAATATGTCTAAGGAAGGAATAGGTTTATCTAGAGGCGCAATGCTTGATATGATCGGTGATCCTGATCAACTTGCTGCAGCGATTTCTGCTATGAAAGATTATGAGTCAAATGCAGAAGGAGCAAGGGATAGACTAAAAGAAATAGTTGATGGTTTAAATGCAATCAAGGCAAACTCTAATATTAAATTAATAATGGATTTTGTTTCTAAAAATCCTGCGGAAAAAGCACAGGCTGGGTTTGAATCAGCAAAACGTGTAATGGAAGTTAGAAAAAATATATATTCTAATATGACAATAGGAGAACTTCCAGGCATAAGCACTGCAAGCAGAACAGGAAAAGATGGTAAAACTATTGCTGGTAAAAATATTGGACAGCAAGCAGTCGCAAATGTAGCAGCAAGATATAAGGCTGCTGGTGTTGCAGTTCCTCAAGTTGCACCAGGAGAAACTTTAAAGGGTATACAAAAGAAGAGAATAGATTTGGCAAAGACTATGCAGATTGGACAGCAAGCATTGTCTGCTATGCAAGCAAGATATAGTGCAAAGCAAGATGAATTAAAGAGTGCACAAGATAACTTAGAAAAGGCTCTTGACGATGCAAATGATAAATATGACAAACTAGTTGAGACACAAGAAAATATAATTAAAGATCTTGAAGATAACATTAAATTAAATTATGAAGATAAAATTACGGATTTAAATAAAGAGTCTGATAAATTAAGCAATGACCTTGCAATCATGGATCATACTGCAGACAAGATAAATGAAAAATATGATAAGCAAGTTGAGGCATTAGAAAAAGTATCTCAAATTAATCAAGATATTGCAGAAAGTCAGCAGCAGCAACTTGGTTTAGCAGATGCATTGTCTCAAGGTGATATAGCAGCAGCAGCACGTGCAGCACAAGAAATGAGAGCCTCTCAACAAGAAAGAATGATGAATGCTCAAATGTCAGGTATAGAGCAGGCAAGACAGAACGAACTTGGAGCGTTGCGTGGTGCAGAAACTGGAATGACTAGAGAGCAAATATCCGAAAGACAGTTCCAGATCCAGCAAGCAATATATAAACTAGAAAACGATCCAGAAAGATTAAAATTAGAAAAAGCAATAGAGGCTGCTAAGACAGAAATTACTAGATTAGATAAAGAACGTACATTAGAAATTGAGAAAATTAATAAAAATCATGATGCACTAATAACAAAATTAAATAGTGAACTAACAACTATTAATAATGAGTTGACTGCACAAAAGAATATTCTTTCAACATTAGAAAAACAAGATACAGAGTTAGCATCTCAAGAGACCTATTTACAATCTATTGTTGATGAAGCAGTTGATTTAGATGACAGCACTGGAATGACTTTAGAGAAGTGGGAAGAGACAGTAGATAAGTTAATTGATATTGAGCAATTAGCAGAAGATTATGCAATTTCTTTAGCAGCAGCAGAGGCTTCCGCAGCAGCAACTGATTTATCCTGGCAAAATATTTTAAATACAATTAATTCAATTCCAGAAAGTGTTACTACAAATCATATTATAAATGAAATAAGAAACATTACAGAAAATATTACTAGATATATAACAACGATTAATCTTGGCGGAAGTGACGGAAGTAGCGGAGGTAATAATACTTGCCCTGCAGGTTTTGTTAAAAATGCAAGTGGTCAGTGTGTTCCTGTCACCACCTCTTGCCCTACAGGTTTTGTTAAAAATGCAAGTGGCCAATGTGTTCCTGTCAATCAAAGCGGTGAAGGCAATGGAAACGGCAATGGCAACGGAAATAGTGGTAACACAGATTTAGGCGGAGATGGGCTACTAACTGCAGAAGCAATAGCAGCAGCAGCCAAAGCAAAGGCAGACGCAGAAGAAGCGGCAAAAATTATTGCAGCAGGTAATGCCCAAGCATCAGAAAATTCAGATTGCGTTACATTATCAAATGGAATGGTTATATGTGCAAGTGGTGGCTTAATTCCAAGTATTAATTACGCTAACGGAGGCTTTGCTTCATATTTTAATGAAGGTAATTTAGTAAACTTTAAACCATATAAAACAGATACTGTTCCAGCAATGCTTACTCCAGGAGAATTTGTTATGAGTAAATACGCTGTACAAAACTATGGTGTTGATAAAATGAGAGCAATCAATAATGGTGAAGCAGTTGGAGATTCAGTGTATAATTATAGTATTAGTATCAACGTTAAATCAGATGCAAATCCAGATGAAATTGCACAAGCAGTAATGACACATATTAAGCAGGTAGATGCAAAGAGACTTAGAGGAGCCAGATTATAATGTCAACATCAACATACATGACAGGAAGGAAAAAGTATGGCAGACCACAGGCTATGCTATGGTCTGAAAATTCTGGAACTTTACTTAATGGTTTATATATTCCAAACGGTTTAGAGGTGGGTCAAGATCCAGGCTCTGAAAGTGATGACTCTACATATAATCAATTTTTAATATTGTCTGATGATAATAGATCTTCTATTGATTTTTCTAATGAGAGAATTGAAAAAAGAGAAAGAATGATAAATGGAAGAATGCGTTCATATCATATAGCAGATAAATTAACAATATCTACATCATGGGACATGTTGCCGTCTAGATCATATTTTACAATACCAGATTTTAATCCTACTACAGGAATATCTCCGCACTCTGGGTCAAATAATTTAGAGTACACAACTGACGGAGGCGCAGGAGGAGTAGAAATTCTCGATTGGCACGAAAAACATCAAGGACCATTTTGGGTATATCTGGCGTATGACAAATACTCTAATTTTGGAAAAGATAGTGCTGCTTATGCACATCTACCACAATATAATCAATTAATACAAATGTATTTTTCTAATTTTAGTTATAGTGTTGTAAAAAGAGGCAACAGCAATTATGATTTTTGGAATATATCCGTATCTCTGGAAGAGGTATAATGTTTAATAACGAAGATCTTAAACTACACTTGGAGACTTCTCCTACAATACGTAGTCAATCTGCAATTATAGCAGAATGGAATATGAATATTGCAAATAATATTTTTAGAATAGGTAATTATAGATACAGACCAGCATCTGATATATCTGATAAATATAAAACAGTTCCAGGAACTTTTGATGTAAACGACATAGGTAATTTTTATACTGGAGCAACGGATGCAGATGTTAGGATTGATGGTGGAATAGATCCAGATGGTAACGCAGAACCATGGTTTTTATTAGAACAAAATAAAAAAAATAAAATGTTATATTCTTTAGAAGATTGTTTTAAAAAATTTAGACCAAGATCTGGAATAAACAAAGCAGTGTATTTTCCATGGAAAAAATTTCATCATTCTAATATGAGTATGTCAAATAGACCACGATACTATATGGCAGATAAAAATGATAATTTTAAATACTGGACTTCCTTTAGAACTGATTCTGGAAACTTGCGAGGTATAGCAAATAAAGTAGTAAATGGACAAAACTATATAGAAGATACAGCACCATTTATAGTATATGAAAATCCAGTGCCTGCAAATAGAGTTGTAATAAAAATGCAGACAAATGTAGGTTCCGTCGACCTTGGACCCTTTTCTAATAAGTCTGGTTCATTTTCAGATCCACTATATGGTGATTTAAATAAAACTACACCCGTAAAATGGAAGGTCCAATCTTTGCAAAATAATAATTGGATAGATATTATATCTTTTAATTCTGGAACTACAAGAAGAGACGGTACTGCAATAATTAAAGACGATGGGTATATAGAAATATCTTATGGTTTGATTGTTCCAGATAAATATAGAGATTCTTTTGTAAGGGCAGAGGAATATACAAATGCTTCATTCCTTCCAGAAAAATCTATTAATGGTTATGCATATTTACTTAAAGAAAATGAATCAGATATTGGACAATATCACATATGGTTTGAAAATGCTTGGCAGGTTTTTACCCCAGAATATGGGTGGTTATTAGAAGAAGAAACTGTAAATCGTTTAACTAACTTTGTCACAGATTTTGTAGATCCGCCAAAATTTATTTCTACATCAGAAAACAAAAATATGTATCGTGAATTTGAATATATAAAAGGTCTAAGAGTTGTAGTTGATACAATGAATAAAATAAATTCTACTTTTGATCTTATAGAACTTTCACCAAGATTGTGTGCCGATATATCAGAAAAGGTAGTAAGTTTTAATGTTTCAAAAACTGCATCTGACTTAGGAACTAGTGGACTTCCAGTAGGACAATTATTAGCATCTAATGGAACGTTAGAAATATTTGATTACGACAATTCTTTTAATGAAAATAATGAATTAAGCATTATCAAAAACTATACGTCAAGCAATATACAAATTAAGTTTTATGATATTGTCGTAAATGTTGATGGCTATGATTATTTTGTTCCAATAAAAACTATGTACTCTGAAGGATTTCCATCTATATCTTATTCTGATAGAAAGGTAAGCCTTTCATTAAGAGATATGTATTTTTATTTTGAGTCAATCAAAGCACCAGAAATGTTGGTCCCAAGAGTATCTCTTAGTTATGCTATTTCTTTACTTTTAGATTCTATAGGATTTTCTAATTATGTATTTAAAAGGGTGGCTGGAGAAAAAGAACTAATTATTCCATTTTTCTTTATTCCCCCAGATAAAAGTATTGCTGAGATTTTAAATGATCTTGCAATTTCAACACAGACTGCAATGTTTTTTGATGAATATAATAATTTTGTAATGATGAGTAAAAATTATATGATTCCATCAATTAATGATAGGAATATAGATACAACAATTTTTGGATCAAATGATTTTATAGATAGCGGTGTTATTGAAAATGCTAACTCTCAAGATAAACTTGCAAATATTATTGAAATAGCATCAGAGGATAAAACTATATATAATGATGGAGTAATTAATTATGACACAAGATATATACAAAGATCTTACGGAAGCATTAAACAAGCATCAATGATAGACAATGCTGCTGCTGCAAAAAATTGGATATATAAACCAGTTTTGCTTTGGGAAATTGTTGGAGGCAAAAATGCAAGATCAATTAATAATGAAACTTCAGATCAGTCAGCGTATAACCTATCCGCAATTCCATTAAATTCTAATTTATCTGCCAGTGTGCCAGAGGTGGTGGGTAATAGATTGGCTAATAACGTTATAGATTTAGGAGAAGCAGTTTATTGGTTAAGTAGATATAATGGATATTTTTATGCTAATGGTGAGATTATAAAATTTGATGCAGTGCAATACAGCATTCCTGGCGGAGAAAAAATTATAGTTACACAAGATAATAATGGAAAGCCAATATATACTTCTCAAACTGTTGGTGCAATTGGAAATGTTTGGATTAGCAGTAATCAAGAATATCAAGACTATATGTCTAAACTTGCATTCAATGGAAAAATTTATCCAACTGGACTTATAAGAATATATGCTGAACCCAAATATGAAGAAGTTAATGGTATAACTGTAATGAAAAATGGATCAGTTGCAAGACATGGACGTGGACAATTTGGTACTAAAATAGTTTCGCATGATGCTGGGTTAAACTCGCATTGGAAAGACGACCTATACGTTCGTGGAATGAATATGGAATCAAAACATCTATTTGGTTTGGTGAGCGGACAAATATATGTTTGGGATCAAATTTTAAATCAATGGGTTGTTAAAACAAATAATAATCAGGTAACTATAAAAGCAAACTATAGCACCTTAGATGAATTAAAAGCAGCACATCCTATTGGAACAATAGAAGACGCTTATAGGGTTGGATATGATATTTTAGATAATGCTGCAATTCAGACTAAAAATTTAACTACAGGACAGGCTGGAGTTAATAATTCTAGAGCAAAAGAAACAGTTAGGTCTAGTATAATCAAAAACTTTTTATCTCATTCATATGTTAATGAATCTGAAAATAATACAAATAAGTCTACTCAAACAGGATCTATTCAGGCTTCTGCGTTAGTAATGGGTGGGCCGTCTTTTAGTACAACAGAAACTCCATTAAACTTTGTTTCTTATCAATATAAACCATTAGATAATAAATATAAACATTTTGGCACAAGAATGAGAGTTATAGGAAAACTTGAAATAAGCGATACCAAAGAACAGACCCCCATCGGATCTGTACCAGTATATGTTTTACCTGGAAGTCAGCCAAACCAACAATTAAATATTTCTGGAGGATCTGGCGGTATTGCTGTTATGATTAATCCTAATACGAATGTTGGATATTATTTTGAAATTGTTGCTTTAACAGAAAAAAATGTAAGTGAATATTCTTCAGAAATAGATAATCTTCATAACGTAATATTTTATAAAGTTTATTCTGACCCAAATGGAAAAGCAATTCCAATAAAACTTTGGGGTGGACTTGCCAGCATTACAGTTGATGATGGAGCGTTTACTGGTCAATCAAGAATGCTTGGTGAGAAAAATCCAACGGTATACGATCTTGCAGTAGAGTATCAAGACATAGGATCATCAAGAAGGTTTTATTTATATATAAATAATAATTTAGTTAAAATTATTGATGATTCTTCTCCTTTGCCAATTTATAATAATATGGCATTATTTGTTCGTGGCGGTTCAAAGTGTATGTTTGAAAATGTTTATGCACTTACTAACAACTATAGCCAAAATACAGCATCAGAACTAGATACTCCAATTGCTGCAGCGTTTGGGGATGAACATATAACGACAAATGAATCTTTTAGAAAATATGCAATGTCTGGAATGGTACAGTCAACTTATTTATCTGGAATTAATATGAGTCAGCCACCCTCATTTAATATTTACTTTGATGAGTTTGGAACAATTATGCGAGAGGCCTCATATTTAAAAATTAAATATGATAAGGCGTACCCAGCACTTTATGCTCAACTATCTCCAACCTTTAATAGAATAAAAGGATATGCAGTTTCTGGATTTAAGGCAGGTTCTTACGGTGCAGAGTTTATGGTATTTAATGCTACCGATACATCTCTTAACCTTGATGAGACAAGTGGTAATTATTTAAGAATTCAGGGAATTACTTTTACACAAGAGTCAGGCGATCAATTAAGTGTTGATTCATATTTTGAAAAAAATGCAAATTTTTCTGATCCAGCAATAGGCAAGGATGGATTAATTATTTCTCCAATTAGATCCGCAATAGATTACGATAAAATAAAAACAAGCAGGATGACATACGGAAAAAAAGAATTTTCTTTAGATACCTTATACGTTCAGTCAAATGATGATGCAAATGATTTAATGGGATGGATGATTAATAAAATGTTAAAGCCTAGAAAAAATATAGGTGTTAAGATTTTTGTTAATCCAACAATTCAGTTGGGAGATTTAGTAAATATAAAATATAAAGATAATGAAGGAACTGATATAATAGCATCAGAAGATAAAAGGTTTGTGGTTTATCATATGGAATATTTAAAAAATTATGACGGGCCAGAAATGACTTTGTATTTGAGTGAGGTGTAATTTGGCATCAGTAAATAGTACTCCAGACTTGCCATCCTCAAGTCCTAATCCACAATTAGAAAAACAAAATGTTAAGGCGGCAACGCCAGATATTATTCTTTTTGATGATGAGACTACTCCTATAGAGATAATGACAGATCTTATATTTGAAAATATAGGTGGTCAAGAACTAATTAATATTGTACGGTCTGACACCATCAATGGTCAAAATGTTTCTTATCAACCAATAAAAAATTTAACTAATTTATATTTTCAATATAATCCGCAAAATATTTTAGCATTACAAGATATCGATTCAAATTATTTTAAAAAATTTCCCATCAACTTTTCAAGCAAGGTCCCATCCTGTGGCACTGGTCCAAATTGCTCTATAGTCTATATAGACACAGAAACTGGAAACCTTGTTGTAAATGTAGTTAATTTAGGACGGGATGAGCAGGTAGAAATATCAATAATATCAGATGGACAGGTATTAGATGATACAATATACGAGGTGAATCCATGATTACAAACACAGGCAAAGGCATATTGGCAAAATATCTAATTGGACAGGCTCCGTCGTATGCCTCATACCTTGCTATAGGCTGCGGTGCCAAACCTTTAGCAACAAACCAAAATTTTGGAGACTATTCTGAAAAACAATCATTAGATTTTGAAATGTTTAGAGTTCCAATTACTTCTAGAGGTTATGTAAATGAAGATGGATTAGATAAAATAGTTCTTACAGCAGAACTTCCAACAGATGAAAGATATGAGATTTCTGAAGTCGGAGTTTACTCTGCTGGAGCAAACCCATCTGCTGGAGCATATGATAGTAGAACATTATTTGCATTTACTGTAAATGAAAATTGGGAATATCATGATCAAAC